TAAATAAGTCACGCCACGGTACTGGTCAGGGCGCTCTGCGTCCATCACCTGTAACACATTAGGCATTCCAGTCCGGGCTCCGTCAGCAGGTACCCTAGTCCAAGCTATTTGTTCATCAAGCCTAAAGGTGGAATTGGGGTAAACGTTGCTAATGTGGTAAGCAACTACACGTCCGTATTTGTCTACTTCAACGCCGTCATGTATGCGGTTTCCGGACTTGGTTTTTCCCTCTGTATACGCAGAGTAATACCGTGTTCCCTCCGTGCCTGTAAATGGAGTTGATACTCTATCAGCTTCCACAAGCCGTATCCGCAGACCGTAAGGGTTGAGCGGTGTTTTATCTCGATGCTGTAACACTGCGAACACATCGCCTGACATTAACCAGTTTTTCACCGCAAGCTGCTGAATCTCATAGAAATTGTTTACGCCTGTCGCGTCGCAATTCTTTTTCTGTTCAGCCCACATTTTCCACTCGGCTTCAGTGTATTTCTCCCACGCCACGATTTGTTCTTCAGGAATTCCGCTCAGTATCTCTCGGTTGACAGTAGGCTTGACGTGCAGCCC